GGAATGCCGATCCGGCAATCGGTAGGGAGAACAGGAGCTTTTCTGTCTCAGTCCTGTATTCAGGCATCTTCACAGTCATCATGTAGTTCAGATAGTCCTGAACTCGCTGTGCCTGCTTGACCTTTTCGTCGGTCAGCTCTCCCACAATGGTCGTTTTAGCCGGACCACTGGCAGGAAATATCTCCATGATAGTTTGAGACTGGAACCTGACGACGGCTTCACTCAACATCGGGTGAAACACGCCGCAGGCTCCATCCCAAGGAGTCGTCCTATCTTCAAACTTCATGCCCAGAAGGTCAAGTCCTTTTATGTAGGACTCCTCCCAGTCATGACGACTGTCTTTGTCAGCGTTATACAAGCCGACCAGCTCACTACCTAACGTAGTAAGTTCAGCATCATCCATGAACTCAGCCAGGTTTGCCCCATGACTCATCGCTGGGTCAGGATTGAAGTCGAGATTGACATTCATATCCCCAGAAGAAATGTTGACCTCTTCGGGGTTGATGATCTCTACCTCGATCTCATCTGGGCTAACTGGCATCGCGCCGTTAGTGTAATAAGCCTTTTCAACAGCCACTAGGTATTTTCCCTGAAGTCACCGCCTTTGATCGCAGCGCCCATACCACGAGCCTTAATGGTTCTGGTCTTGGGCATACCCATGTCTATTCTTACCGCCGTGTTAGACACTCGTCCTCCGCTGTTCATCTTCTTGCGGCCTTTGTCCATAGTGCCAACAGCAGCAAACTTCCTGCGACCCATAGATTTCTCCATGCCTTCGCTTTCTTTCCTGCGGCTTTTCATGGTCTGACCGCCCTTCTTTTTCTTGAGCATCTTGCCTGTCAGAACATCTTCGCCCATAGCCATTCGTTTGTGCTGAGGTATCTTGTTGGACAGAGCAGGCTTTGCCTTGCGATTACGCATTCCCAAAGATTCATCAAGACGATCATTGTAGCCTTGCGTCTTGCCTCCTTTGTTCATGCCCATGCCTACGGCCTTTCGACGCAAACGATCCATCTCGTCTCGGGCATCGCGCTCTCTGGCTCCAACCCTTCGCATCTCGGCACGTTTGTCCATGCGCTCTTTCGCATCCCGTGGAACACGCCTTCTTACACGGCGCATCTCATCGGCTGCATCATCCTGCCTGCCAATAACTCTAGCTTCTTCATCACGAAGGTTACGCTTTCGAGTAGAACCTCCGTCACGCATTCCCTTTTTTGGGCCAGCTTTTTTAGCCATACCCCCTTTCTTCATAACCTTTTTCTTCATAGGGCCAGCTTTCTTTGCCATCCCGCCCTTCTTCATCATGGGCTTCTTCTTCATTGGCCCTGACTTCTTAGCCATGCCACCGCCCATCATGCCAGTCTTTTTCTTGGTCATCCCACCGCCGCGCATACCCGCTTTTTTCTTGGCAGGCATCATACCCCCGCCACGCATGCCCGTTTTCTTTTTCGCCATGCCGCCGCCGCGCATACCGCCCTTCTTTTTAAATGGCCCTGACTTCTTCATCTTGCAGTCTCCTGTAGAATTCTTTACGCACGGCGTACATTTCCTGCACATCGTATGTATCGAAATAAGTCTTGTAATAACCCTGATTGATTAATTTTTCCGATGCTATTTCTAGCTTGGAAAGTCTCTGTATAAACACTATCGCGTATTCAGTTTCACTTTCGCCCTCGAAAGAGCCGTCATCGATCAGCTCATTGGCATCATCATAAGGATGAAAACCCATGACCCAAAAGTCTTTTCCTCCGAAGCAGCCGTCTGAGATATTCTCGTTGATGAAGTCCAAGTTATCGTGGAAGTCTTCAGTCTCTTCCACGAAGTTGGTATCCACCAAGATTACCAGATCGATGCTGTCATCCCAGTTCTCGATGTACTCATAGATAACATCGTTATCGTAGAGTTCTGTCTTGAAAGCAAATTTTACTTTATTGTCGTCCCATGCCTTCTTGGCATACGGACAAGCTGGGATATTGTTGAAATCAGGATTAGGAGGTTCCAGTTGTTCTCTGGACCACGAACGTATTTCGTTCTTGATTTTTTCTTTTTCTTCGTCAGATAGCATTAATAATAATCTGCCGTTCTCTGATACATAGGTTCATCTTCCTCGTCTGAGTGCAGACTGAGAAAGCCGCCCTGCCGGAATCGGAGTAGTGCCTGAGTAGAAGAATCCACCAGGTCATCATGCTCACCCGCCGGAAAGGCGGCGAACTCACTGACCACCTCTTCGGCAAATCTTGTCTCTGGACACCACACCACGCCAGAGGCAAAAAGGTCAGCGATAGCGTTAACCCTTGCTATCTTGTCATTACCCCGTGTCGGGGTATATTCAGATACAGGTATTCCCATTGCACGAAGCTCAAAGATCAGGGGAGTTCCTGCCGCCTTGGCCTCTACAATAAATGCATCAGGTTTGATGTCCATGTACATCTCGTAAGCAACTTTCTTGAGTTCAGGAAACTCCAGTCGCTCTTTATATGCATCAAGAAGAATGATATTAGGTCTGTCCCTGCCCTCATCATCAGGCGCGTAGAACACGCCCCATGTAGTGCAAGCAGAATAATCGGACCTCTGGGTTTTAAGAAATGCTGTATCCCATGACTGTATGACAAAGTCACAGGGTGGCGGATATTCTTCTTCCCAGATATTCCACCATTCTTTTTTTACCAACGCCCCTTCTTCGGCTGTAGGAGCTTGCTGATACTGGGCATTCCACTTAGGAGCAGGCAGTTCGCTGCGTAAAGCTTCAAGCTCATTAAGACTCCAGAACTCCGGCCACAACGGATTGCCTGACGGCATGATTGCCGGAAACTCTATTATCTCCCATTCATCAGCGCCTTCACGCTGAGTAGCCGATTTAATTATCTTGCCAGTCAGATCACGCATATGCCATCGCGTCATTACGATAACAATTGCGCCTCCTGGCTGAAGACGTTGGCGAGGGCCGGATGTGTACCATTCATAAGTCTTGTCAAAAACAGAGGGGTCAATGCTCTGTCCCTCCTGCTCACTATGAGGGTCATCAATGATAAGCAGGTCAGCGCCCTTACCAGTTACAGCACCACCAACACCGATAGCGAAATACTCACCACCAGAATTGGTACTCCATCTTCCCGCTGCTTTGGAGTCGGCCCTCAATGCCAACTTGGGGAAAACTTTTTTGAAGTCATCATCATCAACAAGGTTACGAACCTTTCTGCCGAATCCTACAGATAACTCAGCAGTGTGAGCAGTCTGTATTATCTTCTTGTCTGGGTACTGACCAAGAAACCAAGCAGGTAACAGATAAGACGCAAATTCCGATTTGGTATGTCTGGGCGGCATATTCACGATAAGCCGCTTCAGATCACCCCTGGCAATACGCTCGAAAGCATCAGCCATAATCTTATGATGCCGCCCCTCAATAAAAGCAGGCCACATGTACTTAACGAAATCGATAAACCCCGCACGGGCAGATTCTTTCCGCTTCGCCTCCTCAAGCTGATCGAGTAAATCCAGTATCTCTTTCTGCTTATCAGGAGGTAGATTATCTACAGTCGATAACAACGAAGAATCAATCTTCATAAACCCTACGCTTAACCTGTCGTTAATAAACGCTGTTGCAACAAGAATCCCATAAAGGGATTCTCGGTAAATCACTAGCTGGATACAACGAGCGTCAATTAACGTAGACGCAACTATAACAAGTATAGCAGATGGTAAGCCTTGACAGATATTTGTCAAGTGTTATTTGTGACGTTTCCAAAAAATTTGCAAAAAATTTTTCAGCCGATTTCGCCTGGCACTTACTTTGAAAAAAAGGGGAACGTGTTGTTACATGTGAGTTGTGAAAAACGAGATTTGTTGGAAAAGTTGGAAATCGTTTGAGCGGGTTACTATGTATATACAAGACGTACCTGTCGCTGACACAGGGGGGGTCGGGGGTCGTAAATGTGACACTTGACGTAATGTGACACTTGACGCTTATTCGATTAAATGTGATACGTGACTCTATCCAGGCGCAACGTGTGACACTTGACGTAATGTGACATGCGACACCATCGCATCAATGTGTGACATCTGACTCGTTATTGTCGATATCGGAAAGCGCCAGTTGTGACAGTTTACGCTTGAGGTCGTCTGCGATATCTTCGCTCGATCTATCTGTGACATCTGACACTTGCAGAACGAATAGACCCGATGCTTTCGCCAGCATATTTGCTGCCGCCACTTGGTCGCTTCGCAATTCGATCTCACCGTCTAAGCATCGCCTAAGGGCCGATAGTGTACGTTCACGGTCGGAGATGGCATTAGCTTTGATAGCGGCCTCTTTTTGGCGGATTATCTCGTCTATCCTACGTCTAACATGGGCCTTTGATTTTTCCCTATATGCCAGTTTCTGCACGGTCTCCGGTTTAGCGGTAGTGTCGTACGCTTCTCTGTAAC